GAGCTCTCCGGAAAAATCAGGCGGTGGGCGATCGGTAAAAAGAACACGGAGAGGGTTCAGATCGCCGGTCGCGCCGCCTGTCGACGGGGGTCGAAGTCGTTAATTATTTTTCGTGCTCTTGCGGGTGGCGCCGGCCTTCCCGGTGGTCGTTTTGCGTGGCGTTCTGCTGGCTTTAGTCTTCGCAGGCTCTTTCTTTTCTGCAGCAACGTCACTTTCGGCGGTAGGGGCCACATCACTACCGGCACCCTGAACCTTTTTAAGTGCACGGGTTAATGCGGCGATCTCACGCTTAACACCGGCGTTCGGGTTGAGGTGCATCGCCTGGCGAAGCAGCTTCAGCGAAGCGCCCTGCGTCTCCGGGTCAGTGGACGCGCGACGAGCGAAGGCGCTGGCTTTACAAAGTTTGGCAAGCACCTCATCAGGCATGTCACGGTTCGCGACCATCTCCCACAGCGCATCCAGAGGCGCGATGACGCCGGATAAATCCGCGTCCGGGTCAGTGCCTGCCAGCGTCAGGATCGGATTGCAGATCTCTTCTGTCAGCACCGTCGCGGCATCACGCCCGAAATTGTCCGGCAGACTGAGGTTATGGCGTATTACGTACTCGCCGATACGCAGGGCAAGCGCCAGATCGCCACAGTCAACCGCCCATACCATCAGGGTGGTGATCACTTCGTCCTGGCGACCGCTGTCGCCTTCAATCGTGCCGTCAATCCATCCGGCAAAATCTGGCAGAAGTTCTTTTTTAACGTCCGCTTTTGCCGCCCTGGACTGGATCCCGCTTAACCGTGACTGCGCGAGGCGAAGGCGATGCAGGATTTGCTCGTGTGCAGTACGCTCGACCAGGGTTTCTTCACCGGTGTTGAGTCCCGTACGCTGCGCCATGACGCTCTGAAAATGTTTCTGTGCCGGTGTCAGCATCAGTTATGTCCTCCGTTATGACGGGCGCATTGCGTGCGCCCGTGCCGTCAGTTACGCACCGCCACCCTCAGCAGGGGCATCGGCAAACTTAATGCCCTGAATCAGTGCACTTTTGCCGTAGTCTTCCACCACGTAGGCATCGTTCATCGACTGGTAGGTTGCAATACGGTTGTATTCTGGCTCCTCCTTCATCAGGCGGCGCAGAGACCCCTTCTGGAAGTAGATCGACAGGTTGCTGAACGAGGTGATCAGCATGGCGTCTTTCGGGAAGAATGGCGCAAGGAACACCTGCAAACCGCCAATAAAGCGCGAAGAGATAATCAGCTGCCCGGCCATCAGTTCCGTGTTCGGGTTGGTGGTGCTCATCGCGTTAATCAACGGCAGGCGCAAGGTGTTGAACAAATCACGCCCCATCAACACCACCAGATCCGGCGCGTCCTTGTGCCATTCATCCAGCAGAGAAGAACGGGCATCCTGTACCAGCGCATCCGGGTTGCCATACAGCCCCTTGGCGGTGATTTTGTTATCCATGTCGCGGGTGGAAATGGTCACATCTGACATGACTCGGGCCGCTGCATGCTTACGGATTTGCTCCATCCAGCCGGTATTCACATCCTGAAGCAGCGGGTTAGCGGCGAAATCGGAGATCAGCGCATGCGAGGTGCCGTTAAACCCGATCATGATGCGGTCAAGTGCAATCTGTCGTGCAATTTGCTGGCTGACGCGGGCCTGAAAATCAGGGTGAGCACTCCAGGCATCCAGTTGCGAATAGCTGATGAAGGTGTCGTAGTTCACCTGCTCACAGCGATAGCGACGTGCAGCCAGCTCGTGAACACTTGCCGGGTTACGGCGCTTCGCTCCGTCGCTGCTGGAGTTGGTGCGGGCAATCGGCCCGGTGGTATCAACCAGGACTTTATCGCCTTCCTGATCGTCAACGCCGATAACGTTAATCTTTTGCGTCAGTTCGGTGCTTTCTTTGGCGGCATTTTCCAGCCGCTGCTGCACGGACGGATCCACCGAATAGCGTTTAGTCAGGTTGCTGACGGTCACGCCGCTCAGTTGTGCCTGACGTTGCATGTACAGCCCAAGCTGCGTGCGGGTATTCCCGGAAAGTACGATTGTCATTAGTCTGTCTCTCTTCGTTAAATCAGTAATCAACCAGCTGTGCGCCATTACCACCGGTGGCAGCAAAGCGGGACGCCTGGTTACTGTCCTGGGTCTGCAACTGTTCCCGCAGGGTGGTTAATTCACTGGTGAGTTTTTCAACCTTCTGGCTGGCTTCGCTGTTCTTCTGTTCCAGTGAATTGAAACGATCGAGAAGGTCAGAATGAGACTGCGCCACATTTTCAACGGCCTCACGCACCTGGCTGAACTGCTCGCTGTCGGATTTGCGGCCTTTGCCGATGAGGTCCATCACGCGGCTGAGCCACTGCTTACCTTCTTCAGTGCGCTGCTGCGTCAGTTCGATAACCTCTGCCTCCATCGCTTCGGTAAACATCGGTAGCTCGGTTTGCTGGTTATTGAACGCCATGACCTGTGCGCGTTGCTGAGCGGCAAATTTCAGACGGTCAGTGCCCAGGCTTGCCGGGGTGTCCGTCATGGCGAGCCCGACAACATAGGCGTTGCCGTTCAGCGCAAACTGCGGGTGTAGTTCAATGCTGGAATACACCTTTTTGCCTTCATCGGTGAGCTGCTTCATACGTGCCGAAGGCTCGATCTCCGCATAAAGTGCGGTGCGGCCTTTCAACGGGCCATCGGTAATATCTTCGGCGCTGAGTCCGGTAACGTCCCCCATTGCGCTGAAGTCGCTGTTAGGAAGCATTGACAGGTAGTGCTCCACGTTCACACGCGCAGCGTAAACGCTCGGGTCATAACTTTCTGCTGCCGCTTTCAGGTGTTCGCCGCTGATTTCGCGACCGTCAACGGTGGCGCCAGAAACGGCGACGCGAAACTTTTTGCGGGCTGGTTTTGCGGTGCTCGCCATGCTGATTGTCCTGTTACTGGTTGGTTTATGGTCATGATGACAGAGCGCAAGTTACTGTCTCAACGTGCTTTTGTTGTCGCTGAAGGCACAGAACTGAAAGAGGGCGAAAGCGGGATCGCGCGCGCGGTAATCTTCCCGGCATACAAGGGGAGAAGAGATGATTCAGGACGCTTTTGTACGGCTACGCGCAAAACAACTCTACTGGCAGGGCTACCCGCCAGCGGAGATCTCGCGCCTGATGGGTATCAGCCAGAACACAATTTATTCGTGGAAGAAACGCGACGAATGGGACGAAACGCCAGCTATCCAGCGTGTCACGCAATCCATGGATGCTCGTCTTATCCAGCTGACGGACAAGAAAGAGAAGACCGGGGGCGACTTCAAGGAGATTGACCTGCTGACCCGGCAACTGAAAAAGCTGAATGACGGCCAGCCAGCAGAAGCGGCTGGCGGCAAAAAAACACGTAAACGCAAGCTGAAGAACCATTTCACGGATGAGCAGATAACGGCACTGCGGGAAAAGATCCTCGCCTCTCTGTCCTGGCATCAGCGCGGCTGGTATGAGCAACGTCACCACCGTAACCGCATGATCCTGAAGTCGCGTCAGATTGGTGCCACCTGGTATTTCGCCCGTGAAGCGCTGCTTGATGCGCTGCGGGATGATGTGAAATACCCGTATCAGCGTAACCAGATCTTTTTATCGGCTTCCCGGCGTCAGGCACACCAGTTCAGGGGATTCATTCAGAAAGTGGCGGAAGAGGTGGACGTTGAGCTGAAGGGGGGCGACAAAATTGTGTTGTCCAACGGCGCAGAGCTGCACTTTCTCGGTACATCAGCAGCAACCGCGCAGTCATATACCGGCAACCTTAAATTCGATGAATTCTTTTGGGTGAGCAATTTCACCAACCTGCGCAAAGTGGCGGGGGCAATGGCGACACTGAAAGGGCTGACGCGAACCTACTTTTCCACGCCATCAGGCGAAACGCACGAGGCTTACCCGTTCTGGACGGGCGATCGCTGGAACGAAAAGCGCGCCAAATCGAAGCGGCAGGCGTTTGATGTGACCTGGAAGACGCTCAACAGCGGCCTGCTGTGTCCGGATAAAACCTGGCGTCAGATTGTTACCCTGAAAGACGTTATAGAACACGGCTGGGAGTATACCGACCTTGAAGAGATACAGGACGAGAACAGCGACGATGAATTCCAGAACCTGTACATGTGCGAATTCGTCCGGGATGGTGAGTCGGCGTTCAACCTTAACGCGCTGATCGGTTGTGGGGCTGACGGTTACGACGAATGGCCCGACTGGAAACCTTTCGCCAGCAGACCAATGGGACAGCGCGCGGTCTGGATTGGCTATGACGCCAACGGCAGCAGTGGTAAGGGTGACAGCGGCGGGGTATCCGTCACAGTGCCACCTCTGGTGCCTGGTGGTAAGTTCCGCACGATAGAAACTATCCAGGTACAGGGGCTGGAGTTCGAAGAGCAGGCGAAGGTTATCGAAAACCTGACGTTTAAATATAACGTTCAGCATATTGGCATTGACGTGACCGGTGGTAACGGTGAAGCCGTCTACCAGATAGTGAGAAAGTTCTTCCCCATGGCGGTGCCGTACACCTTTAACCTGGCTTCAAAGCGCGCCCTGGTATTGAAAATGCTCCATATCATTCGCGCCGGTCGCTGGGAATACGATCGCAGTGAGCGGGAACTTGTGACGGCCTTCAATGCCGTGCGAAAGGTTAAGACACCTGGCGGGTTTATCACCTATGACACTGACCGATCCCGTGGCATCAGCCATGGCGATCTTGCCTGGGCGACGATGCTCGCCATTATCAACGAACCGCTGGGACAGGAAAAAGACGGCAGCGGTGGATTCGCGATGGAGTTCTGATGAAAAAGAGTAAAAAGAGTTACAACCGCCAGCCAACCACATCGCGCGACCTGTCTGACGCACTGAGAAGTGCCCCGTCGCTGAGTGCCTTCAGCTTTGACGGCCCTTACCGGGCGGAGAGCTATGATCTGCTGGATAACATGTACTGCGCCGATAATGGCCGGTACTTTGAAACGCCGGTTGACTGGTACGGACTGGCGCGCGCATCGCGCAAAACGTCATGGCATCAGTCCGCGCTGTACTTTAAACGCAACGTGTTGCTCGGCTGTTTTATCCCCCACAAATTGTTATCGCGTCAGGCATTCTCCGGATTTGCCCTCGACTGGTTTGTTTTCGGTAACACCTATCTTGAGCTGCGCACTAACCGACTTGGTGGACCGCTGGAGCTACGGCATGCCCTGGCGAAATACACGCGCCGGGGTACAGACCTTGATACTTACTGGTACGTGCAGGAAGGGAAGGAAGAGTACACCTTCCGGCGCGGTGATGTGTGCCACATCATGAATCCTGATATCAATCAGGAAATCTACGGCATGCCGGAGTATATCGGCGGGCTGTTGTCTGCCAGCCTGGCACACTCTGCCGATACGTTCCGTAAGCTGTACTATGACAATGGCTCTCATGCGGGCTGCATCATCTACATCAGCTCAGCGCAGGCCAATGATAAGAGCGTCGAGGTGGTAAAGAAAACGCTGTCAGAGTCCAGAGGGAAGGGAGCTTTCAAGAATATCCTGCTGCATGCACCAGGTGGCGGCAAAGATGGCGTGCAGATCCTGCCGTTCCAGCAGATCACCGCGAAAGATGAATTCATGAACGTCAAGGCATCTTCCCGTGACGATATCCTTGCCGCTCATCGGGTGCCACCGCAGCTGATGGGGGCCATGCCAGGCGAAAAAGGATCGTTTGGCGACGTGGAGAAAGCCGCACGAGTCTATGCGATTAACGAGCTTATGCCAGTGATGGAGGCCATGAAACACGTCAACGACTGGCTGGGCGAAGAGGTGATCCGGTTTAACCCCTACGCCCTGCTGGAACAGAATTAACCCGCAACGCCTCACCATAAACCACCGCCAGCGCTGACTGTTCCGGCCAGCGCATGGCGAACCGTCCGACACATCATCAAATACTTTAAATATCCCTGCTGCTCTTCCCCCTCGGGAGCAGCGTACTGACGCCTGAACACCGCTCAATACATTGATCACATCAGAGCGCCTCAGCGCCACGCTGACGGGCGTTTTCCCACACCATCAAAACATAACAGCGCACGACTAAACGACGCGCAAAGCAGCGATTACGGCGTTAATCCGTGTATCTAAAGGGGATCCCCTTCCTGCCCCTGTTGCGGGGGCTGTTCCCCCGTCACCTGCGCGCGACAAACGCCCCTTTTTTTGTGCATGCACGGATCCCTGCTCAGACCGCGCCAGCACAGGCCGGAAATGGCATAAATTGATTCAAAAAAATTGTGCAAATTTGTGCACTATTGTGCAACTAAAGCAGGGGGAGGAAAAGCCGCTCGATTGACAGGAACGGCCCAAAAAATAGGATCACATATATGCTGCCCGAACCGGAAGCCTGTCTTTAAAAGCCAGATAGTCATAAACAGGCCTGGTGAATGAAAGTAGACACCCGCAAACATCATCATGCTGTGCTGAACGCATCGCAAGTTTCAGCATTGAATCTGGTTTCGGATTTTCCTGTAATTGCTTATAAACAGCATCAAATCCCAACATTCTTACAGATAAAAGCAAAGCACTTTCAAAAGTCACGACACTATTGATCAAGCGAGAATGCACTGTTGCAATGATAGCTTGGTTGTCCATTACAGCCTGCAAACAACGCTTATCTCCGGTCATGAAGAGGGAGCCAGGGTTTTCCATACAGGAGGCCAAAAGCAATTGCTCACCAATATCAATGTGAGGAACCTTTCCAAGTTCGTTGAATAATTGCTCATTTGTGACTTCTGGTATTTCTTGCACACGATCAAGGAAATCAGCGACTTTTCTGTAAACCGTATCATTACCGCATAACTTCAACGCTTTTTCAGGTTTACGAGGGGATAACAACTTAAACCGCGCAGAGGGACTAACAAAAATATCATGCTCATCTTCATCAAGTATTTCAGGTAGATGCTTAAGCAAATCACACTGCGCAAGTTTCAAAATGACATCATTGTCTGATAAAACGATCACTACTTATGCCCCGCAGAGTGCAGTCAGTAACTCCAAATCATCATCGTTAATGGAATCTAGATCGATATCTTCCATAAGCAGCCGTTGAACGATTTCTTGATCCACTGGATTGCCCTTGCAAAGGTATTTAAGAGCATTCGTTGCAACACCCCAGTGTTGCAGGCTAAATCCATAGTTCAAGACAACATGTGTCGGGTCTATGGAATTCTCTTCACCATAGGCTTTTGCAGCACGGGCAAGACGTTCAGCAGTCAAATACCGCCCTTTTGGCACAATCCTTAAAGATTCTTTTCCTGCCATCAATCCAAAGGCGTAGCTGTTAGCTTCTCCTTCAAGATCAGCCGTGGCTCCAGAATCAATTTTCCTGTCAACAAACACACCTTCGGCGCTTGCCTTCAGATGCCCTTTTGCTATGTGACCTAGTTCATGAGCAAGGTCGAAAAGCATAAAACCGTATTTTTTCGCCTGGGTTAGAATAATGACCGGACGACCTGCACACATAAGCGCCATGCCTGCCATTTTGCAGGCTTTCTGCGGGAAGTTCTTAATGTAGACGACAGGGATACCTGACATGTGGCAGAACCTGACCAAAGCAGGCAACGTCACGTAAGGTGATGTTTTTAACAACTGCGCACGTACAGAAGTCCAATCCAAATCAACATCAGGATCGTAATCTATACCGAAGTTACTCGAAGCAATTCGTGCTGCTGAATAGGCGATAGCAGTCGCCACAGTGAGATCGTCTTCACCCAGATCAACACGATGCTTAAAACGATGATGCCCATCGAAACAGAAGCTAACAGAACCTGAATCATCCTTGAGGCTTTCTGGCGCCAGGCTAAAGATACGAGCTAAATGCAAGCTGGCATACTGCTTACCAGCCGGAGTTTCAGCCAAGCTATCATCCCACCACTCTGGTAGTAGTGTTTTAATATAAGCTTGGTTAAAACCAGCATTGCTTATCTTTTCATATATACGACTCATTGGCTTTTGAATAGTCATGAGAGCCTCCGAAGCATTCCACGCTGTATGTAGCAGAAACTTTATTATTTATAGTTATGACACAAAAACGCGCACACTATAAGCAGAAAACGCCCAAAGTCATAACGATTTCGGTTGTTTTGTGGTGCGCTACATCTTCTTAGAACGGCTTACATCGGCTTAGTTCCATGGGTTACTGTGTTTACTCAGTTTCCCAAGTTCAGATTTTTACTGCCCCGCGTCAACCTCGTTAAGCGCCACCATGATCGCCAGCCTTTCAGCAGGAGGAAGGGCCGCATATTTTGCGCGCCAACGCTCAACTTTGCGCTTAATACGGTGCCGATCGTTGTAGTCTTTCCCGGCAAACGTGTGGGTATACGCGCGCCCTTCCGGGTAATTCATCCAGATTTTTTCTGTTCGCACGCCGCCGCGCGTCATAGCCTGAAATTCTTTACTGCGCCAGCCTGTTAACCGGTCGTCATAAAGCTGCGACGGATAGCCAGACAGGATCACGCTGACGTTTTCCGGCAGGTTTATGAGGCAGGCTAACAGGCGCTCATGATCGGCAACCGTATATTCATGACGGTAGCGGGCGCGACTAGTGCGCGTTTCAAGCAGATAGGGAGGATCGGAATAAACCAGCACGCGGCCATGTTGAGTAAAGTCTTCTCTTTCCAAAAAACCTACAGCATCACCGTGATATAGATGCAACCGGGGCGGGGTTTCCCCCATATCTGACCAGCGATCCCGCGTTAATTTAAAAGCATTTTCAGCGACATCAATTCCAATCGTCCTGGCTGCAAGTGGCTTGTGAAACATTACCGCACCACTGCCCAGGTGCGTTTCAATGTAGGTATCATGCGGTGGCATTTCAGCAATAATCTTCTGATAAACCCCGCTCGCCGCTTTACTTCCCAGATAACTCATTATCTTTCGTCCTCAACTGGCACCGTCATTTCGAACAACCTGCAGCACTGTTAAAAATGACGGTTCTCGATGTATGGCCAACACTGCCGGAAATGGCGGTATTTGCCGGAATCCGGTACCACACTGTCAAAGCCGACCATGCCGATCGGCGCCCTACTTCCGCCCCGAAAACGCAGTCTTCATCCTGTTCACGAGGTCGCTTGTCTTTTTCTTCGCCGCCATCACCTGCGACGGCAGCTTATCCAGCCCCGACGCGGCGCGGTTGCGCGATACCAGCCGCCCGTTCTGCACGGTCATAACAAGATCGCCGCACGCCACTGACGCACCGGCCATCATCGATCTGACCATTCCGGCGCTGGCATCAATCCCACGTAGCGCCAACAGTTCACTGATCTGCTGCTCTTTCACGGATAGCCCGGCCCCGTCTTCCCGTTCCGGTGGCCGTTTCTTACGCTTACTTCGCACATCGTCACTAAGCCGCTGCGCCAGTTCTCGCTTTTCCTGCCGTGAAAGCGCATCAAAATTCACCGTCACGCCCTGAGCTGGCACAGTCATTTCTGACTGTCCTGTAGCTTCGCTGGCGGCATGTTCAACACCGTCAGCACCTGCCGCGGGATCCCGCGTACAGTTATTGACAGAACTCCGAGGGGCGGCGCTGCCGCCTGAAAAACCAACGTCAACGGCCACACCGTCAGCGCTCTGGCGCTTCGGCACGATTTTGTATTGAGTGGTGCGAGTGAAGATAAGAGACTCTTTGCCCGTAAACGGGCTGTAGATACCGGTAATTCTGTGGACGTCATCGCCGTAGGCATTGCCGTTTTCGGTGGTTTCATAGTTCAGACGAATGCGCAGCTTATCGCGCTCAACCAACGGGCCACCCTGGGCTAACACGTAGTTATCCCACTCACCCTCATTAGCAGCCTGCCGGGCAGTTTCCAGTTCAGGGTGTAACACCAGTTCACGATCGCCCAGGCGGCGAAGCTCGCGATATACCGTGACCGGCGCACCGCCGATCTGCTGAAATTGGCGAATAGACCAGCGCGACGCCCACGCGCTAACGCGGAGAGACATTTCTTTCAGATCTTCCCCGGTTTCGTCGTCCTTCTCGCCATCCAGCGCGAAGCCGTCGATATTCTTCGAAATGTATTTGGCTATATAGCCGGTAGCGCTGCCGTGGGCTTCATCGATCGGCACAACCTGAAAGCGGTTTTCCTGCGCTCCCGGTTCGTTGCCGTCTTCTTTCAGGGCATGTTTACGGAAGATTTCACGCGCCTGCTCAACGCATTCCGGGCGCATAAAAAGAAGCAAATGCCAGTGCGGCGTTGCATCGTGGTGCGGTTCCACCACACGAAAGCCAAAGACCCGGATACCTTTTCTCTTCCACGCGGCGCGGGTTCTCGCCCAGACTTTGCAAAGATACTGCTGCGTCTCGCGCGGCGACGCACCACGGTATTTATTATTGCGAAGGCCATTGTGCTGCATAGAGTGATAACGGGAAGGCGCTGTCAGCGTGTAGAAGTCACCGGCCAGCCCTTCCAGCTTCGCCAGTTCTTCAAATCCGCGCATTCTCGTCATGAGTTCGCGGCGACGATTGGCCGGATTGGCAACACTGCCGGCGACTTTATCGATCAATGAAATGCGTTCGCCCGTGTCCTGATCTTCCAGTTCCATAGCCTTGAGGTATTCACGGTTAGCCTTTTTCTGGGCCAGCCATTCCGTAAGACACGGTGCGCTACTGTACGGAGAGGCTTTCACCTGTACGTATCCCGTAGCGATCATCAAATGCTCGCGCCAGCGGGCATGGATACGACGCAGGCGGTTTAACCACCACTGCGGTGACTCAAGACGAAGAACCGCACGTAACGCGTCCTCCGCTTCAAGTTCTTCATTGCAATACGCTGTCCAGCCGGGAATCGGCGTTTTCAGATGCACAGCCAGCGACGCAATACGACCATAGCCAGAAAGCGCCGCAAACTCTGGATCGCCGGTGTGCGCCAACTGGTGATCGGACTCGCGTATAAACTCGCTCGTAAAGATATCGGCAAGCGTATAAGCCAGTCTTTTTAACTCTTTTTTCCCCGCCCAGAGAATACGGAAAAGCTGATCGCGGATAGGCAGCAGAATACCGGGCATCACGCTGTCAGGCTGGTAAATGCTGTTTACGTTATCAATACGAGTTAATACGTGGCGCTCAAAGGTATTAACCAGCCAGTGATCCGCCGCTTTACGATCTTCCACGTCCATTTCATCCAGCTTCGCGGCGAAGTAGCGGCGGACATACTGTGGAAGAGAAGCCAGGCGGCGGCGAAGCCACTTGCTGCGATCCGGTTTTTCGTCTTCCGCTACCAGTTCACTAAACGCAATATGCTTACGCGCGCCGTCCGGCGTGAGATAGTCGAAACCATCCAGCCCAGGTGCTACATCAACGCCAATCGGCTGGTATGGTTTGTTCCCGCCATAAGCGTAAGGGATAGCATTGTCAGTGCTACCCGGATACGGTGGAGGTGGAGAAGGGGCGCGACGGCCACGGGTTGCCGTGGTCATTGCAAACTTTCCAGATATGCAGCTATGAACGCTTCTGCGACCGGCGCAACGATGGCGTTTCCGTAGGCACGCAACTGGCCCACGCGTCCGGCAAGCCCATTAACCAGCGGCTTAAGTCCGGGTTTAACTGGCCTCCACTTTCCATCATGGCAAAAGAGCCAGTCAGCATCTCGCCAGAAACCGTTAACCGCGCTGGCAGTATCTCCACTTCGTGTGGTGCTGGTGTTCGTCCCTGCAACCGCTCCGGTGAACGAATTTTCATTGCTGCCGTTGGAGTCGCCCAACCCGCAAGTTGTGCCGTCAGATCCAACCGATCCGTTGAAATCTTCCCGTTCCGAATCCTTCCGCCCACATATCCGCCCTTCCCGTCCGTTGCTGTCGGAGTGTTCCAGCCCGCCAGACAGGCAAAGTCCTGAAGGTTCGATTGCCGCCCCGCCAACATTCTGGCTATGACCTTCTGGGGATCCTGATAAGCGTTTTTGACATTGCTCGCGTTCGGCGTCGGCCACCCAGAATAGGCGTTGCCGGATGTGCGGAGCACCGAAGCCCGCAGCGCAGAGATCGAAACCTGCGAAGGCATACTCCGATCTTTCCATTTGATCGCGTACATCGTCGAGCCAACCGAGGCCGTCTTTGCTCGCAACCTGTTCGCCAAAGATAACGTCAGGGCGGCACTCCGATATAAGACGAAACCATGTGGGGAAGAGGTGGCGCTCATCGTCTTTTCCTTGGCGCTTTCCGCAGGCGCTGAAAGGCTGGCAGGGGCATGAACCTGTCCAGACGGGGCGATCATCGGGCCATCCGGCACAGCGCAGAGCGTAAGACCAGACACCGATCCCGGCAAAGAAGTGGCATTGCGTGAATCCTTTAAGGTCATTTGCGGTTACTTCCTCAATTGAGCGAGTGTCAACGACGCCCGGGGCGATGTGCCCAGCGTCGATCAGGTTGCGCAGCCATTGCGCGGCGAAGGGATCGATTTCGTTGTAGTAGGCAGTCATAGAGGGCGTCTCACAGTGGAATCGGGTTTTCTTCTGATTCCCAATAGCCGGGGAGCACATCGCTATCGGATTCATCTCCACATCCGGCTGAATACCCAGCGCATAGCCCGCAGTCCGGGCAATGACCACCACCATGACGCCCGCAGCAGTCGCAGACAGGCAGCACGCCGATCACTTCTTTGGCCTTCTGGCGGTTGTCTTTGTCAGTGCTGACGGAACGTTGCACGCTGATTTCGTGCATTTTGAAGGGCTGATAAATCGCGCGGGTGGCTTCGGTGTCGCTGTTGGAAATGACGACCTTCACGCCATGCTTACGGTTAACTTCCAGCAGTGCCTGGACTAACTGGCGGTGGTTGTCTCT